CATCTTCGCCACGAGCCGTAAAGCCTTTTGGTTGTTTTTCTTTGCCAATAGATACACTAAAAAACTTCCCTTTAGTGCCTTCTTTAACCCACGCAGATAGGTAATGTTCACGCCCATTGACCATAATTGACCCTTGATAGTCTGGGTGAGTTTCTGTGCTTTTGCGGTCATTTTTAAATAGGCTACCGCTTCCTTCTTTTGGTACATAGGCCATTAAATTTCCTTTGCTTTTACTACTGGTTGTTTAAATTGTTGGGTGCTGGCGGCATTACCGTCATCATCCGCTTGCACTACTCCTACTACTGCTGCCAATGCGTACCTACGCATATATGTCAAAGCCGAGCCAGCGCCTTGTGCGTCAGCTTTGGTAACAGGTACAGACATTTCATGGCTAATCCATTCGCCAGACTCATGCATAAGAATGGTAGTTAAAGACATAGATTTGTCTAAATCTGAATAAGTACCAGGAAATTGAGTTACAGCCAAACCGTTATCAGCCAAAAGGCTACGACAAGCATCCCACACCGACTCAAGGTCTGCATATTTGCTTTTGAAAAAAGGATTGGCAGAATCTTTTTTAGCATGAGTAAGTTTCCCCTGTACGATTGACAATGCTTTAGCTAAATTAGCAATATTTTCAGATTGAAGCATGAGTGCCTCCAAATACTTTGCCAAAATCGTCAAATACGGTTTGCAATAGTTGGTTGCGTTTATTGCTTGGTTTACCACAAGCCGCACGAATTACATCAATGTCGTCTTGAGTTAAAAAAATACCGTTTTCCATGTCGGTCAAAGCCTGTTCAAGGCGTTCTTCCATTTCGGTCATTACTTGATACATTTCATCCATTTAAATCCCCTTAAATGACATAGCGAAATTGCTATACATCCATTGTAAACACTTTTACAGATTTTGTGCAAGTCATTATAAATGTGTTGTTTTTATGGTAAACTTTTTTTATGAATAAATTAAAACTAACCGAACCAGCAATGATTGACTTGCTAGGAGGCAACAGCAAAGTTGCTAGAATGTGCAAAGTAAGACCTCAAGCGGTTATTTATTGGAAAGAACATGGTATTCCGCATGGGCATTTATTGTTTTTAGCAGCAAGAATTGAAAAAGAATCTCATGGTCTTGTAACTCGTAAAGATTTGTTTCCTAACAACTTTTGGCTTATATGGCCTGAACTGTTGGAAAAACACAACGCTTTTGGCTTGCAAACTGATATAGACGAGGAGTAGAATCGCAGTCCGCACTCCAGGCGATACTAAGCACCTAAATGGGTGGCGTGGAAGAAAACATAGGCAGATGACTCACCCCATCATAGCCTCGTAGCGTTAAATGGCGACTACACAAGATTTTAGGGACAAGGTGATACAAGACCTTTAATCGAATGAACATTACCTCTGGGAGGACTGGTTGCACTAGCAATGGGTCGGCTGATAGTTTCCTATCACCCTTGGTCAAGCTATGTCTAAATGATTCTTAAAATATACAAAAACATCAAAATGTAGCTTTTAAGCAACTAAGGGTAAATAGTTAGTGACTTTGCTTATCAATAGTCAGAAACTATGGTTTTACAAGGGGGAATTATGAAAGAACAAGTATTAATAACAGTTTGTTGCGGTGACACACCAATAGATGTTTGGGGCTACAAAATGGATATGGATAACATAACCGATTACAAAATAGCCGACACCGATATTAGCGTATTAGAAATGATTTACAGCCTTGATAAAGAAGGCAAGTTTGACCAAAAAGTTTATGAAGAAATGTATGACCATGTAAGTCGTTATGGGAGGTAATTATGGAAGTATCTAAATTTCTATACGAACCTTGTCCTTGTGATAAATGCGACCAAAAGTATAAATGTGAAGAAGAAGAACTAGCCTGTAGGGCATATGCTTTCTTTGTCCGTTATGGCACTTTTGAGGACTATACAGTTCGTATGCCTACAGCACAGCTATTCCACAAGATTTTTAGGGAAGAAGATAAAGATTTAAAGAATTACTTAGCGTCTTTGCGTGTTAAAGACGAAATGCAAAAGATGTTATTTGAATAGGGGGATATATGAATAAACCAGTAGCGTGGGCTATGTTTGTAGATGGTGATTTTTGGGATGCTATTCATCCTGAAGAACATGACAGAGTTGAAGGTAAATACACAGTTCCACTCTACATTCATCCAGCAAAGACACTAACACCATTGACCGATGACGAAATAGAAATTGAATGTCGAAAAGCATGGAATTTAAACGACCAATATCGACTTAATTTGGAAGAAGTTATTAGATTTGCCCATGCAATACTAAGAAAGGCACAAGAAAAATAATGGGAATTTCTATTGGAACAACTCAAATTAAAAATGGTATATGGAAAGCCCATGCAGTTTGTAGTGGTGCAGATATGGCTTTCTTTTATGCAAAAACTCAACAAGAAGCATGGGAAATGGCTAAAAAATATCTTGATAAAAATTATTTTAGTTTTACTACTGAAGAAATAAATAAGCGTGTTGAACTAAGAAAGGCACAAGAATGAACGCAAATGAACTAGCTGATTATATGGACGAAAATATTGATGCCTATTATGCTTCAGAACAAAAGTATCTTGATAAAGCCGCCACCATGCTACGCCAGCAACAAGCTGAAATTGAGGCGTTGAAAGCAAAGACTCTAACAGATGAGGAAATAATTGATATTGCATTAAAAGAAGTTGATGGTTGGGTAACAAAAGAGCATTTAAAGAATTTTGCTAGAGCAATACTAAGAAAGGCACAAGAAAAATGAAGCTGCAAATTGAAATAGTTAAAGAAAACAAGGATGGGTCAGCAGACGCTATGGTGAATTTTGACGCTGAATCACTTGAATTATTAATAGAAGAAGGGGTTATTTCAATATTGCGTCAATACATTGAAAACAAAAAAGACACCCAAAAGCGTAAAGAGTCTTTGCATAAAATAGGTGATTTATGACTATATTTTTGGTTTTTATGGCATTAAGTGGTATGTTTGTATGGGTAGGTATTCTTGTTTTATTGGCTTTAATTTACATGGAGAATGAATTATGAATGACCACATTTGGACTGCTTCTGGTACAGACATTACTATTCGTTGGCGTTTGCAGGGGTGGATTCCACCTTCAGAATTGCCAGAATACAAAGCTAAATGGAAACATTACCAAGAAATGCCATTACGAGGCTTAGATGACAAAGCCGTAGAAGAATACGAAAGAGTAATGAAAAAGGCTAAAGTCGTTAGAATTCGTTAGCCATTTTTAGCCATGTCAATGGCCTCTTGTTCTTCTTTGTCTACTCTTGCAAGCCAACCTTTTCCAAAGATTTCAAAAGTCTTTAATGAACGGTAGTAGTCCCTGCGTGATTCAGAGAATTTATTGATAAGAGTTGCACAATTACTGGCGGAAATAAGGCTTCTTGTTGCTGGGCCAATAACTCCGTCAGGTACGCATCCAATAGCGGACTGAAGCAATTTAACGCTTCTACCTGGCCCTGCATTAACTCCCATTGAAAAGACAACAAAGTCGAGTCCCCTAGGTAATACTTCTCCATAACAAGGCCTCCAATATTTTTGTTCATACATAGGCGCTACATCGGCTTTGGTGAGGTTTTTCATGGTCGTTACAGGATGACCTACATATTCTTCCCAAACAGCCTTGGTGACCCCTAAATTCGTTTCTCCGCCTGGGTCTTTAGGATTGTTTACCCATCCACCTTCGGACTTTAAAACTAAGTCTAAACACGCATCAAAATTATTTTGCATCTAATCCTACCTGTTGATTAATCCAGTCTTGTAATGACTCTAATTGTTGGGTTGTTTGGGCGCATTGCTCGGCAACAGATAATAAGTTATGGGTTTCACCATTAATTGTGATGGTGGCTGTGCCATTGGGGGACATTGAACTGCTACTGGTGTCGAGCATCCTGTTATAAAAAGTATGGATGTTATTGATATTATCTTGATAAGTTTTGGCAACATTTTCATTAATTATCTCCTGTTCTTCTGCCTTTGCTTTGTTTTCTGCAATCTGTCTTTCTCCTGCTGCCACAACCTCAGTTTTATATTCAGAAAATCGTAAATGCTCGACATAAAACCCAGCACTAAAACCACCAAAAACCAAAGCCAAATATATGTAGACTTGTCCACTTGCACCGCCTAACAGATTGAATAAAAAGCCCATTATTGAGCCTCTGGTTCAGCGCCAGCCATTTGCTTGCCAGCCACAGAAGCAGCGCCACTACCAGACACAATTCCAAGCGCTCCAGCAATCTCTGTAAGGCTTATAGCGTGTCCTAGGTATATTTGGTATAGGGCGGTACAAGAAACCAAAAAAAACCCGCCAAACCACGCCCAACGAGCTATGTCATGGGTTTGATTGTCTTTGCCTGTCAATATATGTGTAAGCATTTCTTTCATTTAATACCCCAAGTTAAATACCATGCAATAAAACCAGCTACTAACCAACAATAAAATTGCACCCTACGCACCGCCTTTAAGTCATGCTCAAATTCGGCAATATTTTGTTTCTCAAAAGCCTCAATTTCATTCTTTATTTTTAATAAAGACTCCCATTCACGCCCACCATACTTTTTGACAAAATCAATTTTTAGCTTGGCTTCTTGGTCAGAAATGAGCTTTCTCTTATTATATTCGTTTAAAGCCTTTATTATTGCGGTTTGTTTTTTAAATTCCGCCTCCCTTTGCGCCCTCATTCTTTCTTGGGCTTTTAAAAGGGCTACATCAGTTGCATCTTTTTGGGTGGCTTCTATGCTATGGGTGAGGCTTTTGGTAGCCTCTCTAGCCTCGTTTAAGGCGCTAGAAACGCCTTTTATGCCATGCGATATTCCAAATGGGTCTGACACATCATTTACCCATGAAATAGTGCGATACAAACCCTATAAATGTGGAAAATGCGGAAACTACAGCCATGCCAGCCCAAAAGCCACCACGACCTTTATTGGCTAATTCTAATAACTGTTTAACATCGGCTCGCAATTCAGCAACTTCATGCTCCATTGCTTCTACTTTTTGCCAAGTTACGCCAAATTTTACTGGGTCAATATCCATACGCTACTCATTTAGTTTTAGGTTTGCGAGTAGTCGCTTTAGGGATTTTAACAGTTTTCTTAGCGGTTTTTCTAGGCGGTTCTTTTTTGGCTGGTGGGAAAGGCCATTCTTGCAAGTCAATTTTAATAGCAGGTTTAGGCATATAGCCTAATTTGTCCATAATCCAAACAATAGAAAAGTTCATTAAAAAGCCCCTCCATTAATGATATATGTACCAGCAGACAAATAATTTAAAGTAACTGCGTCTTGTGCGTTTACAGGGTCAGTTAAATTAATAATTCCGTTGGTATTCATATTTAAAGAACCCGTCATTGGCGTTTGACCATCGGAAGAAATAGATTGAGTCAATGTATTAGCAATGTCAGTAAGAGTAGTATTAGCCCATGAGGAGCTAATAACTGTGCCTGTAACAACTGGGTTGCCAGCAGGAAGTGAATATATACCGCTACCGTTTCTACTCATTTGCTTGTCCTCTTAAAGCATTTACCGCATTAACACCGCCTTGTGTAAATAATAAACGAGCTAAATTTGCTTGTTCTGGCGAAACTTTTGCTTCCAATGGTTGCTGACCAGCTAATTTCATTAATGCTGCGGCTTTTCTAGGGTCTAATAAAGCTTCTGCCATTTCTGTTGTTAGTCGTTTATTGGCAGCACCGTAGGCTATGTCTTTTACTCTAGCGCCAATGTTTCCTGCGGTTTCAGCAAGACCACGCCTTCTAAGTAAATTAGGAAGGTTTACCTCTTGAAGCATATTATTATAAGCCAAGTTTTGCATGGTATTAGACCCTACGCCACGCCCTGCGGTGTTGGCAAAGTCTGTACGCATCATGTCATCTTTAATGGCTTGTAAACGGTTTAATTGGCGCTCAGACAATAAACCTTCTTTTTTAGCTTTTTCTAGCTCATTAGAAAACCTATTCAAATAGGTAGAATAGTCTGTGCTTTTTGTAGACTTTTCTGCAATATTAGCAATAGTGTTTAATTGTTCTACAGGCTTAGAAAGGCGCTCATAGTTTTTGCGAGCCGTTTTATATTCTGGACTTACTTCTTCAATAAAACTCAATAAACGGTCTTTAGCAGTTTGTAAACTCTTTAATTCTGCGCTACTTGCTCCGCCATTTTTTTCAGCCATAGCTTTAACTTTGGCAATTTCATCATCTAAAGCCATTTTGGTTTCATGCAAGCCACGCATAGAACCAGCAGGGTCAGTAATGTCTATACCTCTATTAGCAGCGTTTTCTTGCGCTTGACTCATAGCTCTTTTAATAGCTGGAGTCTTAATTAAACCTTTAATTTCAGTAGACATTTCAGGCGTTAATTCACCTAAATTTAAAGGCTTTAATGCATCAGCATACAATTCGTCAGCAACTCGACTACGCAAATCTTCATACTTTGCCATGCGTGTAGGAGATGCAATGTTTTCTAATGCGTTGGTTCTTGCGGCAGCATTTTGCGCTTGGCGTTGCGCCAAAGCATTAGTAGCTTCAGGAGAAGCATTTAAAGCAGCCCTTTGCACCGCTGCAAGGCTATGTACACCAGCAGCTTCACCTACGGTTGGCATAGAACCTGGCACTAATTCTTTAGCATTTCTAAGGTTTTGAATGGCTCGTTCAGCGTCATTACCAGCAAATTGGCGTAATGCACGACCTAAAATTAAGTTTCTGCCAGATTGATTGAATGGTTCTAAAGCTGCTTTACCAGCGCCATAAACCGTATTAGCAATTTTGCCAAATGCAGGTGAAATTCCACCAAATAATGTGCCAGCACCAGTATTTAATAATTCTTGTTTTAAAAGACCTAAATCTTTTTTGCCTGTTTCTTCTGGTGTTAAAGCACCTTGAATAGCGCCTACGCCAGCAGCTTGGGCATAAGGGCCAAGTCTAGCAAAGCTAGGTATCATTCCTATTCCTTTGCTAACTCCAGCAGCAGGGGCAATAGCGCCAGCAACACGACCTGTACCATAAGCAATAGGGTTTTCTTGTGCATAAACATCAGCTTCTTCACCAAGTCTTTTTGCTAATTCGCTTGTACCTAAATGACCACGAGTAACAGCTTGTGCAGCAGCAATAGCAGGGTCAATAATTGACTTAGTTGCACCAGCCAAAAATGACTCTGTTGGGCGTGGTGTAGGCAATATATTGGTACGGTCAATACCTTGTGGGCGACCTACGGCAGCACCACCGCCTGTATTCCCAAATTCAGTAGATAAAGGCTGACCTTCAGGAGAAGTGACTTCTACACTAGATTGTGGTATTTGCTGTTTTGCAATAGTATAGGCTTGCACAACAGTATTAAATTCAGGCGTGCCTTTTTTGTCAGCATTTTGAACAATCCAGTTTGCGTATTTTTCCGCAGGATTTTGTTGGACAATTTCATCAGCCATTATTTATTCTGCCCAGAAATAATTGCATCAGCCTTATTTAAAATACTTACTTGAGGAATATTTAATTGTTGATTAACATTTCCTTGTGTTTTAGGTACTTTTGCAGGAGTAGTTTTTAACTCTAGACCTTGGTATGGGTCATAAATAATGTTTTGTGGGTTTACACCATATCTGCCTGAAATATCACCATAATATTTAGCAACATCAGCAAATTGTTGTTTTTGGCTATTAACCAAATCACCAGCGGATTGAGTAAATTCATTACGCTGTTGTGGAGTTAAACGCTGACCATTTAATACACGATTGTATTGCGCCATAACTGAAGCTGGTACGCCTCGTGCATTTTCAGCAGAAGCATACTCGCCTTCACGCACAGTAGAACCTGGGTCAAGAATTTTCATATAACCAAATATGCGTGACATATCGCCAGCAGCAGTTTCAGGAGCGCTAACAATCTTACGGTACGCTTGACTAATTTGAATATGTGGTTGTGCTTGGTTAAGAAAAGAAGTACGCAACTGATTTTCTTGAGGGCTAACGGCAGCGTTTTTTGAAGCATTAGCAACTTCAATATTTCTAAGCCTTAATTCTTCTTTTTGGAATGGAGTAATTTGTGTTTTCCATTCGTTATAAGTACCTTTAAAACCATCTGCTTTAGCGGCATTATATTCAGCAACGCTTTCAGGAGTTTTAGGAATAACATTGCCAACCAATGCTGGTATTAATTCTTTACCAGCGCCGTATTGAGAATTAGTAGCCAATTCCAAAGCACCTTTGGTGTCATTGTTATTTAGCTTTTCCATAATAGCTTGTTGTTCTTTTGAGCGACCTTGACGCAACTGCAATGCCAAATTAGCAGCTTCTTTTTCTGCTTGATTGCCTTTATAAGCGCCAACAGCAGTATTAGCTAAAGGTGCTAAATATTGAAAAAATGAAGGTGCAACATAATGACCACTAATCATTTGACCTTGTGGTTGTTGCTGACCGTTTTGAATAAGCATATTCGCCAACTGTTGCTGGCGGTTTAATTGCATTTGCTGTTGTGCAATGTCAGGTGACATATTGGACAAAGCGTTTATGTCGTATGTATCAGCCATTATTTCATTCCTGCGTCTTGTTGTGCCAACATTAAACTTTGTTGCGAATAGGGGTCTGTGCCATATTGGTTAGCCGTAGAAAGTTGATTCCAAGGCATATATTGGCTTACATTTTGGTTGTAAAAGCTGTCAATATTGGGTTCTTTTTTCTTGTGACCGCCACGCAAAGCCATTGCTAATTGCATTAAATTGTTACCAACTTGAGGCGTATATGGTGTTTGTTGTTGCATTGCATAGCTTTGGTCATCAGGTGTACCAACGGCCTGAGTTGTTTGTTGCATTTGTGTAGGTTGAATAATGTATGGGTTCATATTATGCAAGCGCCAGTAAACCAGCGCCTCCCAATCCAAATAAACCACTATTCAAATTACTTTGTGCTGCTTGTTGTGCATTAAAGTTGCCCATTGCTGCGCCATATTGACTATTTGCAGCTTGAGTATAGTTAGCACCCTGTGGTGTAGAAATAAAGTTAGGGTTTTGTACTTGTGAGCCAGTATTTAACGCATTTAATGTGTTAATAGGTAAATTGTATTTAGTAACATCTTGGTTAAATTGTTGTTGATTAGCATTTAAACCAGCATTAATACCTTGAGTTGTTACATTAGCCAACAAGTTATTTTGGCTATTGTTAAGGTCTTGCAATGCATTAGTATAGGCTTCTGAGCCTGGTTGAATACCTTGGTTTGCAAGCTGAGTTAATGTTTGGTTTCTTTGGCGGTCAAGTTGTGGCTGAAGAATAGACATTTCAGCTTGTTGATATGACTGACCAGGATTAATGCCATAAGAAGGCAATGTAGGATTAAATGGTTGGCTTACATTTTGACCAATTTGGTTTACAACTGAAGGCGCAAAACCTTGAAGTTGTTGTGCAGTAGCTTGTTGGCTATTTAAAAGGCTTTGTTCTACAGGTGAAAGCGTCTGTGTAGCGGTGTACATTGGATTGCCAGAGGCATCTGTACCAGACTGTGAATAGGAAAGGCTACCATAGGGCGTATTTTGCCCAATCATGTTTGCCGTAGCTGTCGCCTGTGCTGCTTGCGTATAGTTTGGCGCTGCTGGCGCACTTG